AGAGGGTCCTCCGCAGACCAATATAGCCTTGCTCTTGTTCTTAGATCTGTGGAAGTTGGAGAAGCTCCATTTATGTCCGTTCCAATGAACGATTGAGTGCGCCATTTCGTTTTACCTACTGTAAAGTTCTTGTATTAAATCTGAAAAATGTTCTTCTATCAGTTGTTTTGACTCTGCTAGAGATAGTATCTCAATTAGACCTGCGAATAGCTCACGCGAGTTAGTTAAATCTAGTGGCATTGCTACTCCTTCGGGGGTAGGCTTCCATTCCTCATCAAAATCCAGGTAATACTTACGCAAGTGCATATACTCTATACCACGAAAAGTATTGATGGTAAGTCGTACCTGTACTTCCTTTACTTCATCGTAATGAATAACACGAGAGTACGCTTCAGGTGCTTGATGTAACTCCACTTACCTTCTACCTTCATTCTTTAATATAGACGATAAAGGAACTACGCTAGACACATTAGAAGGGCGTAATAAACGGTAAGAATCAGTATCCCAACAGAAAAACAATAAAGTTTGCTCTGTCTCTTTGGCTCTATTCTTTTTGGTTTGTATATAAGGGGTGGAGAAGTCCAGAGTACAAACATTGTACTTCAGTTTTCTAGATTGTTCACTACGATAAGTAATGACTGCGTCACCATACTCATGCACGAGGTTGGATAGTTCTTGCTTTTTCACTGTAGCTCCTTAGTAGTATTTCAGCAACAATTATTGTGAATGTACTTACTGTTAGGTGCTTTCTGTGGGTGCAAAAACGCCCCACTAGGCTTCCCTAGTAGGGCTTGTACTTATCTTTCGTTAATCGCAGTGATTACCGTAGTAAAGTATTGCGAGGCTTTGCCCGTCAACTTAGAAATAATTTCCTCGTCAACAGACTGTCCTGCATCCCCCAATGCCGCGATCAATGCTTCAGCTGCCGCAGCTTTAGAAACACGAGTGCCTCCTCCGCCCGAGCCACCACTTGATTTAGCTGCAGGGGTCTTTTTCACATAAACGCCAGCTTTTGTGAGTATCATACGAACACCATTAGGTGATTCGTCTAATTCTTCTGCAATATCCTTAACAATCTCCATACTGGTCTCTGGAGTTGGTTCTGCTTTTTCATACAATGATACTGCTTCTGCTTTCTTATCGTCGTCCCAAGCCACAATTCGTGTCCTCTTGTTTGGGTTTTTATTTCCTGGGCAGTCGCCCAGAGCTTTAAGTTGTTGATTATAAAATCGGTTGCTCACACTTACCTCGATTTATAAAAAGATATTATACGTTAAAAATAACCATCTTGTCAAGAAGTATTTTTCTGATGTTTCATAAAATGTACATTGTAAACTTTAAGAAACATTTTGTACTCTCGATTCATGTTTTTTCTTTACATCTTTTATAGCCGCTTTAATAGCATCCTCTGCTAATACTGAACAATGAATCTTCACAGGGGGAAGGATTAAAGCTGTTGCTATCTCAGTGTTCTTAATTTGAGCAGCGTCGTCTATATGCTTGCCTTTAACCCACTCCGTAAGAAGGGAGCTAGAAGCTATTGCTGAACCGCATCCATAAGTTTTAAATTTGGCATCTTCTATGATACCTTCATCGTTCACTTTAATTTGTAGGCGCATTACGTCTCCACAGGCGGGAGCACCCACCATTCCCGTACCTACGTTAATATCTAGCTCATCCATCTTACCCACATTGCGTGGGTTTTCGTAGTGATCTATTACCTCTTTACTGTATGCCATTATAACCTCTCGATTCGTACTCCGTACTCTCTCAAGTGTTCTAGTTTACAAAGCTCGTAGGCAGGAACATATGCACTGAATCCGCCAGATTGTACATTGGAAAAGAAAGTATCCTCACTCTCTACCTTCTGTTTAACATATACTGCATATACTGGACAGCCGTACTTACTCTCATAGTCAATATGTCCTAGTCCTTTTTTGCTTTCTATATACTCGTAACTAAGTCTACTTTTTACTTCTACCGCTGAGTGGTAGCTTGCTGACCATGCGATCTCTCCTTCCGCATAGTCGTCTGACATACACTCGTCGGGGTAATAGTGTGAACCGAGCTTCTCTTCTTTATTTTGGGGTCTTTGGGGGACTCCAACTCGTTCAAGAATAGACCGTACAAAAGAGGCAGATCGAAAGAGACCTTTTGATATATCTGAAATCGTATCTCCTTGCAGATATCGCTCGCACGCTTCCGCAGTTTCTTGATCCGATGCTGGACGTCCTCGTAGCTGTATTTTTCTTTTTTTGGTGTAGGCTTTTCGTTCTTGGTAGTCATCAATAATCCTTTGTAGCCGTGTGGTATTGTAAGCAATATTTAAAATATCACAGGCTTCTTTCTTAGTTATCGCTTTTGTTGTAGCAGGGGCTGAAGAACTGGGGTTTAAAAGCGTAAGAACCTTCTCGATATTCTGGTTGCTCAGGTTCTCGTAGTCCTTCTTCTTTACTCGTCTCACCATATTCTAACTCCAATAGTAATTCGCAATAATGTATAATTTTTTTAATATCCTCTGCACCGTTCTTATCCCGATGCCGAGTAGCGTATTTAATAATGTTACCTTCAATATATCCCAGATTATTCTTGTGGATATACTCTATAGGTTGAATAGGTAGATCGTAGTGTGATCCACCTTCTTGTTTGTCCAGCGCGTTACAACCCCGTAGCTCTTTTACTTCGTCTACCCACTTGGGAAGCTCTCCGCTTGGTGCTATATTTTTCATTTATTCGCCTCTAATTTCTTCTGGAGTGTAGCGCGTACAATCCCCGCAGCGACTGTCTGGAGCAAGCCATTCTGTGAGTGTACCACATTCATAGCACTCTAATAGACTTTCTAGCGCGGGATTACGTTTGGACTCTTTCTTTCGGTCGAGATGTGTCTCAGCCCTATTGAACTTATTGAAATGTTTTGCGACTGGGTTTCTCATGCTTATACTCTCCCTAAATTTGAATGACTATTATACTAAACTTTAGGGTTTATGTCAAGAACTATTTCTTTGTGTTCAAAAATCCTATGACTGATCTGACTCCAAAAGAAGCTCCGACAATTACACTGAGTGTGTACTGATACCATGTCGGCATCGTGGAGAGGGCTTCAAACCCCGCAGAGACATAGCTTACGGTACTCGGAAAGAAGCATAGAATCATAGGAACACTAAAGAGAAGTGTAAGCCACTCATCTTTCCAAGAAGTACCAGAGTTGCGAGCCATGATAGCTTCCCAATCTGCCAGTTTCTTAGATGCTGTGATCATTACCTGTGCTTCGGCTTCCGCCTTAGCTTTCATTTTTGCATTTTTACCTTTTAGGTATGTCTTACCTAAACCAGCAATTGCGCTTATAATTTGCAACATTTTCTAACCTCGTCATTAGTCTTTCGGCTCTATTGCCTACTTGGTTATACCATCGAGAGTCTGTGCCTTCTACAGCGGCTAACTCCCAACAGCGAGAATCTAATGCTTTCTTCATGTTTTTAAACTTACTAAGTCGGGGTCGCCCAAGATTGAACATCATGTTGACTAAAATCTCTTGGACTTCCCCTGGGTAGTCTTCCCACATTTCATAGAGTACTTTACACTCATCAATAGCAATATCCAGATCTGCTTGGAAAGCTTCTGTAACTCTTTCCTTAGATACTAAGGTGCCTACTTCTTCTATAAACTCAGGATCACTTTCTTTGATTAGATGCCCTATCCCGAAGGTATGGTATCCTAAGTGGTCTAAGTATATTTTGTAAACGACACCTTCATCTATTGCTAATTGTGCTTGGACTCGTTCTCTATTCATGCGTTATTCCTATATTAAGTAGTTTGTACTGGCGAAGTGTATTACTGTAAGTGGCAAGATCATTGCCGCGAATACTGCTGTAATATCGCAAAATGTACAGACAGCTCCGCTCTCTCGAAATCGCATTTCAAGTTCTCCTAATCCCTGTTAAGGGCTTGTCTATTTTATATTAACGTATTGTGGTAGCATCTCAGCAGGAATACGTTCTTCTAGTTCTACACATAGCAAACCTCTTGCCATATATGCTTCTACTAGTTCGATGTATTCTCCGACCTTGAAGTTTCTGTTAAAACATTTACCGCTCAATCCTTTGTGCAGGTACACTTCTTCATCGTTGGTCGTTTGCTTTCGAGTACCTTTAATAGACAACGTATGCTGATGTAGGCTGATTTCAATATCTTTTTTATCCCAACCTGGTATAGCAAGCTCAATTAAGTAGCCTGTTTCACCGGCTTTTATCAAATTATATCTGGGATAGCCATTGTCAAACGTATTATTAAGGAACTGGTCGTGCATTCGGTCAAACCCAAGAAAAAATTTCGGCAGGTCTGCCATTGATAACTGTTGTGTAGTCATTTTATTACTCCGTTGCGCCCTTACGGAACGCTCTGTGTCTCCTTTCGGTAGACGGTTAAAATCAGCACATAGTTTCCCATGTGCTGTTAGGTTATTTAGAGGCTTTCTTTACATCACTCGCAGGTTTGACTGCTTTTACGTACTTTACACCTCTATAAGTTAGTTCTACATTCATCGTATTTTCTCCAACCCCGTAGGGACTTTGATACTATACGACTCTTTTAACGCATGAACCTATGCGAGTCTCTAAGTGGACTAGGCTGATAAAACTCCGCGCTTCACAAGCTCATTTCGATACTTCTGTTTATGCTTCGGCTTTGTACTATCTTTCTCTAATGCTTCCAACAGATCGTCTGTGGAAGTGTTGTGCAAATAGAAGTGTTGCATACCTACTTTTCTTCGGTTTACAACTCTTGTCTGTGATTCTTTAAACTTAGCTGGCATTTCGTTGTTCCTCGTTATAGTCGTATTGTAACTCTTGCAGAACGTATTCTGC